AAACCCTGAGATCACGGCCACTGCACGACTGGGCTTCGCATGGCGCAGATGCATTTGGCTACGGTGTGATGGGGGGGGAGGAGACCAAGATGACCGTCACATTCGCAGAACCAGACCTTAGCTGGGTGGCTTAATGGCTAAACTCGACGAGGGCGAACTCAAAGCGCTGCTCAGCGCAGAGCTAAGCGCCTCAATCAACTATGACCGCACGGAACTGTCGAAAAAGCGCGCAACTGCGATGGAGTATTATCGCGGTGAGATGAACGATACGCCGTCCATGCCAAACCGGTCTTCCGTCACGTCTCGCGATGTGGCGGACACGATAGGCTGGATGCTGCCGGGTATCATTCGCGTGTTCACAGCGTCCGAGCGCATGGCGTGTTACGAGCCAACCCAGCGCGGCGATGAGGAATTCTCAGAGCAGGCGACCGACTACGCCAACCATGTTTTTTGGAAGGACAATAACGGCTATCGCATTTTATGGGACACCACGCATGACAGCCTGCTTATGGGTAATGGCATCGTCAAGCATTGGTGGGACGACACCGAGGAATGCGAATACGACGAAATGACCGGCGTAACGGCAGAGCAAATCGCTCTGCTGGAAATGGACGGGGCCGAGGTTATCGCCCGCAAGGAAGGTGAGCCGCAAACTGTCCCTATGCCAGACCCTGCGACCGGCCAACTCATAGAAGCTCAACTTGAGACGTTCGATATTAAAACAAAGCGCGTCCTTATGAACGGTAGAATGCGCATCGAGTGCGTCGAGCCTGAAAACTTCTTCATGGACAAAGATGCTCGATATATCGAAGAGGCACGGTTCATTGCGCACAGGGATGAGGTTACGCGGTCTGATTTGATCGAAATGGGGTTTGATCGTGATACCGTGGAAGCGCTGCCTACGGATCGTTCAGGCGTGTTTTCAGAAGAGGGCCTTGCGCGGCGTAAAGATGTTGTGCGCAATTGGAACCGCCACGACTCCACGCAAATAATCGAATTGTTTGAGTGCTATATAAAGCTGGACACAGACGGTGATGGCATAGCCGAAATGGTTCGTGCTTATTATGCCGGCTCAGGTGGCGCCGGGGAGTTGCTGGATTGGGAAGTCTGGGAGGATGATGTTCCTTTCAGCGATATTCCCTGTGAACCTGTCCCGCATCGGTGGGATGCGCGTTCGGTGGCTGACGAAACGATGGACATTCAGCGCATCAAGACGGTGCTTAATCGTCAGATGTTGGATAACCTCTACGCGTCCAACCTACCCATGTTGCAGGTTGAACAAGACAGTGTGGTCAACCCGGAATCACTGATTAACCCGAAATTCGGTGGCGTAATCTGGCGCAAGAAGGGGTCAATGGCTACGTCAGCAGTGCAGCCTATCGAAATCCCATTTGTGGCCGACAAAACACTGGCTGCATTGCAGCACTTCGATCAGGTCGTGGAAAAGCGCACAGGTGTTTCACGTGCGACTATGGCACTTGATCCGCAGACCTTGCAGAACCAGACGGCAACGGCCAACCAGAACCAGAAAGACGCAGCATATTCGCAAATTGAACTGATCGCCCGCAATCAAGCAGAGCTTGGGTGGACGCGAGTATTCCGTCAGTTGCTAAAGCTTCTCGTTAAGCATCAGGATCGTCCGCGCACCATTCGCCTTAGAGACGAGTGGGTCGATATGGACCCGCGCGCGTGGAATGCAGATATGGATGTGACGGTGAATGTTGGGCTTGGCACAGGTTCCCGCGACCGTGACATGGCCATGCTAGAGAAAATCGGCATGAACCAAGCCATGCTGACTGAACGCTTTGCGGCAAGCGGCATGTTGGACGAAGCCGTGGATATGCTCCCCCGCATTGTTATGACCCTAACAAAGCAGGCGGAATCCAGCGGGTTGCGCATGGCAGAGGCATATTTCCCGGACTTTGATGAGGGGAAAGTTGACCAACTGAAGCAGATGGCCGCTCAACGCGCACAGCAGCCTGATCCGAAGGTTGTCGAGGCTCAGAAGAAGATCGAACTCGAAGCGGTTCAGGGGCAGGCCAAGCTGCAACTGGAATATCAGAAACAGCAAGGCGACTTGATATTGAAGCGCGAGCAGTTGGCGCAGGAACTGTTGCTCAAGAGAGAACAGTTGGCCGCTGAGCTGGCTTTGAAGCGCGAACTGGCCATGATGGAAATGAGCCTGAAGGACCAGAGCGGATATTACAAGCCGAAGCCGCCGAATGTATCCACATCCAAGGTTGAGATGGGTGGTCAGCCGGGATGATGAGTGATGAACACTTAGCCAAAGAAGCCCAGCGGCTTTTGCACGACGAAACATTGCTCTACGCCATATCGGAAGCGCAGCGCGAAGCTAAGGACGCGCTTGTGACGGTGGATGTGAGCAACACGATTGAGATATTGCGCCTCCAAGCCAATGTGCAGGCGTATGACGGAATTCTGAGCGCGCTAGAAAGCTACGTCCTCAGGATGGCGACCCCCGGCACTGGACCTGTCGCCTAACTCCATCCCTTAAAAGGATAATTTGACATGACAAGTAGCGACCTCCCGGAAGGGACCGCGAACGACACCCCTACGTCTGTTGGGTTCCAGCAGGGCGTAGAGGATTTGGCCAACATTCTCGGCGACCCGGATACGGACCTCAACGAGAACGAAGTCGAGACTAACGAAGCCAAAACGGAAGCGACCGCCGAAGGTGAACAGCCCGAGGAAGAAGCCGACGATGACGCGCTCGAACTTGAAGCAGACCCTGATTCCCCAGATGATGCGGATGGACCCGACGAAATCAAAGGTGGGCAGTTTGCGCCGGACACGGCCAAAGTGACACTTGCCGATGGAAGCGTGATCTCCGTCGCCGAACTGAAGCGGAACAACCTCTTCCAGCGAGATTACAGCCAGAAGACTGAAGCACTGAAGCAGGAGCGCAATGCTTTTGAACAGGATCGGCAGTCCGTACAGGCACAGGCTCACGAAGTCACCCAGCAACGGGACTTTGTGCTTTCGATTATCAATGAATTCCTGCCTCCGCAGCCGACCAAGGAACTGCTCGAATCCGATCTCGTCGGGTATGTGCAATCCAAGGATGCATGGGACAGGATCAACCAGTTGTACGCGCTCAAACAGCAGGATGAGCAGCGTAAAGTGCACGAGGACGGCAGCAACTATCAGCAATTTGTCCACCGTGAGGTCGGGCAATTGTATCAAAAGCTTCCTGACCTTCGAGACCCCGCCAAAATGGCGACCTTCAAGGCAGAGGTGCTTGATGTTGGAGCCGATTATGGGTTTGGAGAAGACGAACTGAACGGCGTTGCCGATCATCGTGTGTTCCTTGCCCTTAAAGATTTGGTGCGCCTCAAAAAGGCACTGAAGAAGGCCCCTCAGGTCAAGCAACAGGTTGAGCAGAAGCCCAAGCTCATCAGCGGCGGCAAGCGCATGGACCCGAAAGCCAGAACCTCCCGTGAAGCATTGGGCAGAAGTGAGCAACTTCGCAAATCGGGTTCATTCGATGCAGGCGTTGCCTCTCTGATGGACTTGGACCTCTAACAACCAATGTAAGGAGCAGGTCTCATGGCTCAAATTAGCCAAACCTTTGAAACTTACGATGCGGTTGGCAACAGGGAAGAACTTGCGGACAAGATCTATCAGATCACGCCGGAAGAAACCCCCTTTGTCAGCCTCATCGGTCGCAAGAACGTCGCTTCAGTCCACCCGGAATGGCAGACTGACACGCTCAACGCGATTGATCTCAACAACAACCAGCCGGAAGGCAACGACTGGACTTATGATGCGGTTGCGCCGACTGCGCGAGTAGGCAACTACACGCAGATTTCGGACAAGCGTATCGTTATTTCCCGTACTCAGGACAATACCCTGAAGGCGGGCCGCAAGTCTGAGGTTGCGCGTGAGGTAGCCAAGAAGGGCGTCGAGCTGAAGATTGATATGGAGGCAATTCTGCTTTCCAATCAGGCTTCTTCGGCGGGGTCCGGCAATGGTGCTACCAATCGTAAATCGGGTGGTATGCGTGCATGGCTGTCCACCAACGACAACATGAATTCCGGCACGTCAGGCGGGTTCAACAGCGGGACCGGCGTCGTTGACGCAGCCACCAACGGGACGCAGCGCGCGTTTGCCAAGGTGGACCTCGATGCGACGATCCTATCGACCTACAATGCGGGTGGTTCGCCAACCGTGTTGATGGTGTCTCCGTATGTCAAGACGGTGTTCTCGACTTTCATGGCAAACGCTAACGTTGCACCGCAACGTTATGTGACGCCGAAAGGCTCGCAGACAACCATCGTTGCGGCGGCGGACACCTATCTGTCGGACTTCGGTGAGATTTCGGTCGTGCCGAACCGCCAAATGGCTCGCGCAGGCGCTGCTGTGGCCCGCAATGCGTTTCTCATCGACCCGAAGATGGTCACGCTCGGCGTATTCGACGATATCTCGTTGGAAAAGCCAGCCAAGACCGGCGATGCGGAAAAGCGCGTGCTCATCACCGAGTATACGCTTGTCGTCAACAACGAAGCGGCTCACGGGGTTATCGCAGACCTCTATGGCCTCACTTCGTCCAGCTAAGGAGATAGGAAAATGGCTTATCCTCTTCGTCCTATCATCTACACTGCTGCGACACTTTCTCTTCTGGAAGAGTCGCATGGCGGAACGACCGTCATCGTAAAGCGCGCGGCTGGTTGCACGGTTACGCTTCCAGCAGCTACCGGCAGCGGTGCCGTCTATAGCGTCATGGTTGGGACCACGATTTCATCGAACAGTTTCATCATTCAGGTGGCGAACTCGTCCGATACGATGGTGGGCATCGTCGAAACGTCCTCAACAACCGGCGCGACCACCAACGGCTTCTGTGAAGCTGCGGGTGGCACGGACGATACCATTACGATGAACGGCACGACTACAGGCGGCATTGTTGGCTCGCAGGTAACGCTGACGGACATTGACACCAACCTTTGGCTGGTGAATGGGTCGCTGGTTGGTTCCGGCACTCTCGCAACGTCGCTGAGCGCTGCGGTTTAACCAGCACGAACATTCGTAAGGGGGCGGCTTTCGGGCCGCCTTTTTCCTTTCAATAACCAAATAGGTGACAAATGCCACGCGGCATCCCAAACACATCCAAGGAAGCAGAGACACAGGCCGATGAACCTGCGTCCAAGATGTTTCCTGTGCGACTGCTGAAGAATTATCAGCCCAACCACCCCTATGAAATTCTCGGCTATTACAAGGCTGAGCGAAAAGTAAAGGACGCGGCTGGCGACTGGGTTGTCGTTGACAAAGGCGGATGGCAACCCGGTGAAATGAAACCCGCCCCGCTTCCGGGTGCAGGGTTCGATAACAAGATTTGGGCTGACACATATGTCAAAGTCCCGGTTGATGATGCCAAGCGTCTGATCGCCAACAAGGCGGCGGAACGGGCCGATGCGCTCCCGGATTGACCCGTCCCAGATACGGGATGGCGGCGATTGGGAAGTTTACGAAGTCACGCCGGAATACAGGCGTTCCCGGCTTTGGCTCGATGAAAACAGATATATCGTCCGCACCGAGCATTTGCAGGACAAAGAACTCATTGCTCTCAACAGGCAGGAGTTCGAGGACAGCCAGACCAAACGGTTCAATGATGATGCGATGGGAACGAAGGTGGCTTCAATTCCGCTCAATCGCTTCTATCAGGACGTGGCGCCTCGCCTGAAGGAAGGCGATAAGGATTTTCTGCCCTGGTATCTTGATAAGAGTGAAAACCGCTGGATGCGAACGTTTCGCGGAACGATCAGCAAGCGTGACAGGTGGGGCAAGTCATAATGGCGATTGCGACTTACACCGAACTCAAAAGCACGATTGTTACGTTCTTCAAAAACCGTTCTGATGTTGCCAGCAGTGCTGATGCACTTATTGCCCTGACTGAGGCTTATCTAAACACTGAGCTTCGCTGTCGCGAGATGGAAGTTGTCGTAACTCTTACGCCATCGTCAAATGTCTGCACGCTTCCTGACGACTACCTTGAATATAAGAGGGTGGTCGAAGTCGCTTCGATCCGCCGCCGTCTGGAATACCTGACGGAGGATTCTCTTGATGCAATTTACCCAGCGCGGGATGCAGGCTTGGCCTCTTTCTTCACGATAATCGGGAACCAGCTAACGGTATATCCTCTATCTGCGAACGATATTGAACTGACATATTACCAGAAGATTGAGGGGCTTTCGGACAGCACCTCTACGAACTGGCTACTTACACGCTTCCCGAACCTTTATTTGCATTGTTGCCTCATGTACGCGGCGGAATTGACGAAGGATGAAGAACAATTCGCTAAAGAGGCGGTTCTTGCCAAGCAGATGATATCCAGCATTCAAGGCTTGGATAACAGGGCAAAATTCGGCAATGCAGGCATTACACTCACAGGAGTGTATTGGTGACGCTCGTTAATTTCGCGCCTTGGCGACCTGACAGAGCGGCGCTTAATTCGGCGTTTACATCATCTGCGAGTAACGTTCTGCCATCCCCTGACGGGTATATCCCGTTCCCAAGCTTTTCGGCATTTACGCAGGCTACGACCGACCCGGCCAATGGTGGATTTACGGCAATATCGAGTTCCGGTGTTGTGTCGGTGTTCGTCGGTACTGAAGAGGACTTGCTCAAGCTAGACACGACCGACAATAGTTGGGACGTGGTGACAAAGACTGCCACGACTTACAGTTCCAATGAAAACGCCAAATGGTGGTTCATCCAGTTCGGGGATTATGTCGTTGCGGGGAATATCAACGACCCACCGCAGGTGTATCAGTTAGGTGTTTCAACGCTTTTTGCCGATCTTGGCGGCTCTCCACCAAACGCTTCCGGTGCCGCAATATGGGGCGGCGATTATCTGGCTCTGTGGGCTGGTGATACCGTCTACTGGTCCGACACGAACAATATCACCAACTGGGCGACGGGGAACTCAGGCTCACAGACGTTTCCTGATGGTGGTGAGGTTATGGGGGCAAACTCCATTACCAACCCGTTTATCATTCAACGGGACGCTATCAGGCAGGCAAGCTATGCGCCGGGCTCGCTGGAGGTGTTCACGTTCCAGAAGATACATGACCGGCTTGGTGCAGCTTCGCCCAAGTCTGTCTGCTCAAGAGGTTCATTCCTGTTCTTCGCGGCCTATGGTGCGTTTTATCAGTTGATGGCTGACGGCTCGCCTGTCCAGATCGGTGATGAAAAGCTTGATCGCTGGTTGTTCAGTCAGTTGAGCGGCGTGTCACTGACGAGCATTATGGGTGAAGTGGACCCGTTCTATCCGAGGGTGTATTTCGCGGTAAAACTGGCCTCTGAAGCGTCTTACGACCTGTTGCTGGTGTATGACTGGCAAAAGCAGGAATGGACGCAGGGCGACATTAATCTCGGCGTGTTTTTCCCTCTGGCTTCGGCAACGATTGGTTACACTCTAGAACAGATCGGCGCGATATACGGCACGCTGGAGAATGTACCCTATTCACTTGATTCCAACGTCTGGAAGGGCGGCGCGCCTATCATGGGCGCAATGGACGAGACGGGCAAGTTTGGGTTCTTTTCGGGACCACCTGCTGAGGCCACGTTGACGACACAGGAGCTCGGCTCGACCAACGGGCAGTTTACGTTCTTCAATACGTTATTTCCTGTCATTGATACCGATCAGATTACAATCTCGGTGGGCAAGAGGGATCGTCGGCAGGACGCTATTGTGTGGGGCAATGAGCTTTCACCGAACAGTGTGACGGGATCGATAGACATTATCTCGGAAGCCCGCTTTCATGCGTTTCGAGTGACGATTGCTGCGGGCGCTGATTGGACAAAAGCGCAGGGCGTTGACGTTCCCGGCAAGGCAACCGGCTGGCGGTGACTTGGTGAAAATCGTTGATACGACTGGCTGGCTTCCACACCAGTTGGACCTCTATTGGCCGGAGATATTCGCGGCAATGGTGAAGCTAAAGACCAAACTGCCGGACGACATAAGCTACAGCGTCATTCTTTCGGTATGGCATTCCGGCAGGCGGAAGCTCTGGCTCGTTCTGGACGATAACGACGCCTTCATGGCGTTCGCAATGACGGAAATAGAGACGAACCTCGCGACGGGGAAGCGGTTTGTCACGCTCAAGGATATGGCGGGGGACGGCGTTATCGCGGCTAGGGCCGAGATATGCGCTGCGCTGGAAAAATATGCCGACAGTGAAGGTATTGGGGACAGGCGCATTCATGGCCTGCTTCCTTGGGCAAGGGTAACGGCTCCGTTTGGCTATGAGCCGCACACAATCACTCTTAGAAAATTGGTGAATGCCGATGGGTAGCAGCTCGTCAACGACGCAGGAGAACAAGCCTCCGGCATGGGCCGAGGGCGCGTTTAAGACTGCCGGTTCTGAGGCTCAGAAGATATATGCCAGCGGGCAGGGCGGTAACGTCTATCAAGGCTCGACCGTTGCGCAGCCTTCTGCGGCCACCACATCAGGCATAGCCAATCTGTACAATGCAGGGGGCAATTGGGACGCGTCCGGCACGCGCGATTTGTTTGGCCAGTTGGGTGGCTTGGCGCTAAACAACGACTATCTCTCCGAGAATGCCTATCGTGAGAAGGCACTGCAGCCCGCCTTGGACGAAACGGCAAACCGTGTTCGCAGCGCCTATTCTGGCATGGGGCGCGGAAACAGCAACGTCGAGACAAGCACGCTTACTCGTGAGCTTGGCAATCTCGAAGCACAGTCCTTAGCCGATGATTGGAACCGCAGGGCGCAAATGCTCACATCAGGAATTGGGCAGGCGCAGGGCGCGGCTTCCTCGATGGCTGGCCTTGATCAGCAGAACTTTGCCAATCGTCTAGCAGGCGCGAACGCGCAACTCCAAGCCGGTGGTTTAATAGACGCCAGCAACCAAGCTAACCTAGACGATTACGTGAATCTTTGGCAAGCCAACGACATGCAACCTTGGACTAGATTGGGCCTACTTGAACAAGCGGCCTCTGGCGCGGCAGCGAACTATGGTACCCAAACTTCCCGCACCAAGTCGAGCAATCCAATGGCAGCCCTTGGCGCTGTCGGCAGTTTGGCTGCGAAGTAGGAGAACGACATGGGCAGCGGTTCCGGCACCACGAATTACGGCACGCAGCCGACATCGGCCACACAGCCAACGTCAGTTGCCAACTCATTCCTCGGCAACCGCGCGCTATCGAACGGCGCGGCTATCCCGACATCACCCGGATCGTCGTTTGCGCAGTTGAGCGCACAGGGTTCATTGCCTGGCCTCACTGGCTCTCTCATTGGAAACAATGGAATGCCGCAGCTTCCGAAAGCATGGACGCCGACGCCGTATGTACCGCCTGTTGCTCCGGCGTCGGCGGCGAACAATGCTACACCTCCGAACCTATATTACAGCGGCACCAATGTTCGCAGCGGCGAAAGCCCGAAGAACCCGGACGGCACGCTGAAATTCAAGATCAACAGCATTCACGGGCGCTAAGTCATGCCGGGACTTCTCGAACTGCTTCTTGGCGGCGGCAATCCGCAACTGCGCCTTGGCGGGGAAGATACACCCGCAGGTGGCGGTGTGCTGGACATGCTCGGCCAGCGCATAATGCAGCAGCAGATGAATCCGCAAATGGGCGGCGCTGCGCCTTTGAATGCACAGCCCTCACCACAACAGAACATTCCAAATGCGGCCCCTCAAGGCGCTCCCATGAACACCCCACAAGTATCCATGCCGCAACAGGGCGGCGGCGGGCTGCTGGGAGCATTGTTTGGCGGCAGGGGAGGATCTCGCGGGCAATCCTACAACGGCACTGTCAATTGGCTGACTGGTAAGGGCTATTCACCAGAAGCCGCGTCTCTGATTGCCAGTAATAAGGACATGCTCGGCAAAGTCATTATTTCGAGCGGTTCACCGGGAGAAGCGACTGCTTTCCAGCAGAGGGCGCAGGCGCTTGTGCAGGCGGGCATTGATCCGAACAGCGCAGAGGGCAAACGGTATTTCCTGACTGGTAATCTGCCGTCAGACGAAAACGGTGGGCTTGTGTCGGTTGGCGAAAATTCGTCGCTTTACGATAAAGCAACAGGGAAGTGGATTACGCCGCCAAATGCTGGCAAAGATCGCGTTTCGACGATGACGCCGGAAGAAGTGGCGCAGGCTGGGCTACCTCCGGGCGTATATCAACGAGATGCGAATGGAAAGATTACAACAGTTGGGGGTGTGCGTGACCAGACAGCTGGGTTTAGCAACGAGAAAGACCTTGCCTCCCAGTATTCTTCTGACCCCAACATCAAAGAGTACGCCATCGTTCGCAACAATTACGAGCGCATTCGAGAAGGTGCGCAAATGGGCTCTGGGGCTGGCGATATAGCCATTATTTTTGGCTACATGAAAATGCTCGACCCGACCTCCGTTGTTCGCGAGAACGAGCAGGCTACGGCTGAGAACGCGGGCGGCGTACCGGCGCAAGTGCGCAACATGTACAACAAACTTATGCAGGGCGATAAGCTGCCAGACGAAGTGCGACAGATGTATGTTGATGCCGCAGGCAAACTGTATAGCCAAGTTGCGCAAAATGTTGGTGACGTGAACAAGCGATACGCCGCGCGTGCAGGCGCATGGGGGGTGGATCCTTCGCATTTCCAAGTGGTTCCTGAAGAATATCAGCCGTTCAAAACGCCATCACCCACTCAACCGACCGACTATAAATCGAAGTATGGGCTTGACTGATGGCTGACGCTGATCTTGCCCGTATCAAGCGCAATGTCGCCAAAATGGCAGCACAGAACGCGCCCGAAGCCGACATTGACGGGTATATTGCGTCCGAGGGCGTGACGATTGACGATGTGCGTAATTTCAGGGCTGCCCCAGCGGGCCATAGCAATGTCCCTGAGTTCGACCCCGGCGTTGCTGGCTACAATCCGCAAACAGGCATGGTCGAAAAGACCGGCTCGCAGAAGGATTGGGATAAGATAGGCGCGTTTGCCACCAACGCGATAGAAGGTTTGCCCATTGTCGGGCCATCGTTCTCGAACGTCGCTACAGATACGGCGGCAGGCATTGCATCACTGACGAGCGGGAAACCATTCCCAGAGATTCGTCAGCAGATGGTGGGCCGCCGCGCGCAAGTCACGAAAGAAAACCCAAAAACCGCTATGGCGGGTAGCGTGGCTGGCTCAGTTCTTCCAATGATACCGCTTGGCGCAACCCAAGCGGGCGGGCGATTGCTCGGCTTGACCGGACCGACGCTAATGGGCCGCGCTGGCATGTCGGCACTATCTAGTGCGGGCATAAGTGGGGCGGATACCGCAGCGCGCGGCGGCGGATTGCTCGATGTTGGCAAGTCGGCATTGGTTGGCGGCGCAATTGGCGGCGGGATACCTCTCGCTAGCGCTGGTATAAAATACGGGTGGGATGCGTTGAAAGGCTCCATCGGGCCGCGCATTACTGCCGTTACAAATCCAAAGTTGGAGGCAGCACGTCGCGTTTCTGACGCTATGGAAACGGATGCGAAAAATAGCGCTGTTCCTCTTTTCAATTCTCAGGACGAAGCGGTAGCGGCTGCTAATCGGCAACCTGTTCTCAACGTTGATCGTGGTGGCGAGACGACGAGGGCATTGGCCCGCTCGGCAGCCAATAACGACCCGGAAGCGCGGGCTCTGATCGATAGGACTGTGCAAGACAGGTTTGTAACGCAGGGCAACCGCGCTGTCGCTTTCATTGACAGAATGATGGGCGGAAATACTGACGATATTGCAATGCGTGAAAGCCTGAACACGGCGGCAAAGGCCGCAAACGGGCCAGCATATCGCAAGGCGTATCAGGAAGGCATGAACGGCGTTATGTCGCCGGAATTGGAACGCCTTGCAGGCAGCCCTGCTATTGCGGATGCAATGAAGGGGGCAATCACCAAGGGCCAGAACCGGGCTATTGCGGAAGGGTTCGGCGGGTTCAACCCCAAAGTGAAGATTACACCGGACGGAAGGATTTCATTCAACGGCAAGGGCGGGGTTCAAGCATTCCCCGATTTGCAGCTTTGGGATTACACCAAGCGCGAACTTGACGATATGTCGAAGGCTGCGTTCAGGGCGGGCCGCGATAGCGAGGGTGGAGCCTTGGCCGCGCTTTCAAAGCAGTTGCGCGATGAATTGGATAACCTTGTCCCCTCCTATAAGGCTGCGCGCACGGGTTCAGCGGCATTCTTTGGCGCAGAGGACGCGATGGATGCGGGGCGCAAGTTTGTAAACCTATCGCGTTCGGTTCCTGAAACTCGGCAAGCGATACTGAAGATGAAGCCCGCAGAGCGTGAGGCGTTTCAGGTGGGTTTTGCGTCTGAACTCAAGGACATGGTGAAGGCGGCTCCCGACAGGCAGAACGTCATTAATCGTCTCTATGGTTCGCAGGAGGCAAGAGAAAAGATAGCGCTTGCTCTAGGGCCTGAAAAGGCAAAACAGTTTGAGGCATTTGCCCGCGTTGAAAATATTATGGACACGTTGCGCGGCGCGATGGGCAATTCCACGACTGCCCGTCAGTTAAAAGAACTCGGCATGGCGGCGGGGGCGGGAACTGCGGCTGGATACATCACGGGCGACTGGAAAACGGGGTTGACGACTGGCCTTCTGGTGCGTGGCGCTCGCGCCTATGGCGCACATGTTGATGAAAATATGGCAAAGAACATTGCCGGGTTGCTTCTCTCTGACGACCCACGCAAGATGAAACTTGCCATTCAGATGGCGGCTAAGAATCCGAAATATCTCCAAGCGGTAACTGCTATCGAGCGTTTCGTAGGTTCAGGTTTGCGTGGAGCCATTCCATCGCAAACTAGGCCGCGCTACGGCGACAGCAACAGGCTTGAAATCACGGTAGATAGACCGGCTAACGCCAACTAACTGCACATATTGAGATATTGGCAGAAGTAGGGGTCAAGGACGCCTGATCGGTTAATGTAGAAGATCAAGGCCATACCAGCAGCCCATACCATAAGGTCTATTGGGTGGACGCGCTGGGTTCCGGGTTTTTCGTTAGGGTCGTGTTCTATCTGCTTTTGCATCCCGCCACCTTACCACATTTTGCAGGGACTTCCATATGGTTAGCTACCTCCGCTACGCCAACCAAAGTGCTACCCGCAATCAGCCTTTAGACCCCCGTTTGGTGCAGGCTTTGGGGTATCTCGG